CACTGGCGTTCTGGGCATCCATAGTTTGGGGCATAGCCTGAGGCATATACCCGCCTTCAATGGCACCCGTCGTCTGACTAAAGACTGGACCGGCACTACCGCCGTCAGCAAACCCAGTTGGCATCTCACCCGTTGAAGTAAGATAGCCGGGGTAAGGGTTGCTATCTTCAAAATAGCTAAACTCAGGGCCCCCATTAGGTGTCCCTGTGGGGAACCGCACCTTACGGTCCTGAGGCTTATATGGGCCTTGGTAGTTCCACTTCGGCTCTTTGGGCATCTCGAAGTTATCGGTAGGAGCCATAGCGTCCAAGATCGGATTGGCCACACCTAGTGCCGCGAGACCCGTCTTCAGCATGCTTGGATTAGTCGCGGTCCTCGAGAGGTTTGTACCTGCGGCATTGGAGAACTTGTCCCCAAACGTAGCCACCTTATCCCCGAGGTCAGGACCAAGCATTTTAGAGATCATGGGGTTACGTAGGTTTAAGCTCGCCTTTAATCCGGCTTTTGCTGCCGGGTTACCCATGCGAAGAGCCATCTCTGCAGGGTTTGATGCAGGGTTTACCGCATTTGCCAGAGCAGCGGGTGCATTTGCCAGAGCAGCGGGTGCATTTGCAACGGACCCCATACTAAGTGGGAGGTTAAACCCGGCGTTTTGTGCCGCAACCGAAGTCCCTGCGGGGGTTAGGCTTTGAGCTGCGGCCATACCTGTGGCGGAGTTCCCGGCTTGCGCCGGGATAAAGCTAGGTGCCTTCATAGCAGCCCCGGCTAGCTGTCCAGCCTGAGAAATTTGAGAGCCAGCAACAGTGCCCGAAGTAACGGCTGAGGGAGCCATCAAGGCCGGATTAGCAACGGCGGCGGTAAGAGGAGATATCCCGGTTGCAGTAGCTGCAGGAGCTAGCGTGGTAGCCACAGTAGAACCGGGGAGTGTGGCAGCAGCACCAGCACCACTAGCACCCGCACCAGCAGCACCAAAGCCTGCGCCTAGGGCGCTACCGAGAGCCGCGCCACCGAACGCGCCAAGACCAGCCATAAGGCCCTTCTTGAGGTCACCGCCGCTCGCAATCGTCGCACCCGTGCCGACAAGCATCGCTGCCGATAGGCCACCCGTGAAGGGAGCCAAGACCATCCCGAGGACGGTAGGGAGGATTTTAGAGAGGAAGTTCGCCTCTGGGAGGCCCGTGTAAGGGTTGATCGTCAAAGAGCCGCCGTGGGCTTGCGCTAGGGCCTGCAGGCCACCAATCTCATTAGAGCTCATATGGACGAGTTGCGTGTCGCCGTTACGACCAAAGTTCTGCAGCTGCTGCACCATAGGTGACATAGCATTGTTCATGGGTGCGCTTGGGCTAGAGTTGTTGCCATAGGCCCCCGTGTCAGGGTTAGGAGACCCGAAGGTGGCAGCGTTGGGAGTACCATCCATAGCGAACGATCCTTAGGGTGAGAATTATACCGACGTTATAGTTTGCCAAGCACTACCAGAATAGACACAAAGTTTGCCCAAAGTCGTGTCAAAAACCACCCAGCCTGCGGCGGGGGTTAGCGCGTTCTTCTGTGTGGTCGTGACGTTCTTGGTTGCGAGTATGCCGTTGAACGTGTCTGCAGTGTACTTCTGCGCATGATTAGGTGTGTTGGAGTCGAGCTGAGAGAAGTATCCCTCGATCACACGGATGAGCTGCCGCACATACTGGGGGTCATACTCCATCGGCGGGTTAGGTAGGGGCGAGGCTTTGAACCTATCAAGGGCCATCTCAACGCTTGCCGTCTTGTCTAACGTCAAGTCGCGGCGCACCAAGCTGCCACTGCGTCCCGAGGTTCTCGGACTGGATTTTAAAGGCCATCTGACGAGCACGGGTGCGCATAAAGACTTGGTTGGTATACTGGTTAATATCGGCAGAATTGCCAGCTACAGGCCCGGTCTGGGTCATATTTGAATTATAGTTCTGGCCGGGGAAGTTTCGTGGATAGACCGTGACCGTAGCAGTTGGGGTAGTACCTGCAGTGGAACCATCGAAGCCTACGTCAGGGACCAGACGGCTGGATAGCATGAAGCTGTCGCCGTCACCGATATCGAAGTCGTTGGACAGGATATAGGCAGATAGGGGCGCACCGTCAGCGTCCACACCCTGCTCATGAGAGTACATATATCCCTGCGCTGCACCTTGTAGGGTATCAGCAGCAATGGGGTAGTACTGCAGCGCGGAGTCCAGCCAAGCTGTGCGCTCCATATCGCCATAGTACCAGATGCGCTCAAGGTGGTTGTAGATGACGTACTTGTTGTTCCAGTTGGAGTCGGCGCTGGGGTAGAACCACCAAATCTCGTTCCACTGCTCGTTGGTGCCGCACACGATCTGAGCATATTGGTCACGGTTCAAGTTTTCGAACACGTAGTTACGCAGCGAGCAGGCGAGCGTCTCCACGCGGCCCGTATAGGCGTAGAACTTACCGTTACCCATCCAGTAGGTGATGTTGGCAGCTGTGATAACCGCCCGAGGTGAGATGATGGAGATGTTGTCAGCATACTCCTGCAGGCCGAACACGTCGGTCGTGCCGAGGAACTGCAGGGTGAAGAGGTGCGTGTCTGTGAAGACAAGAATTTCCTGACGTGTGGGCAGCGCCCTGACGATGCCAGAGCCGCGAGAGACCCGTAGGAAGCCTGCAGAGTTCGTTACAGTAGGCGTCCACTCTCCCGGCGAGCCTTGGCTGCACCAGCGGATAAGCAGGGGGTCAAAGTCAGCTGTAGAGGTACTGCCGTAGGGCACAGCGCCGAAGGCGATGACATGACGATCCTGCTGCGAGACGAGCAGTTGGGTGACCTTCACAGGGACTGCAGCGCTTGGGTATCCAGCGCTCGTCGCATAGGCAGCGAGGGTAATGGCGCGGGTAGCCAAGGACGTAGCTGGGTCTACGTTCGTACCCCGAGCCCAATAGTAAGGCACGCCCTCACGGATGTTCATGATGAGGTCGTTGTCGAGGTTATCAAAGAACCAATCCCGCTGCAGGGTCGCATACGGTGCAGGGGCACCAGACCCCCAAGTTCCACGTCCCCAATAGCTCACACCCCAGCCATAGCCTCGCACAGAGGTCACGTTACCGGGGGCAATCTCGAAGTCGATGAAGATAGCCGTGCCGCCGCCAGCGGCCACATTGGACGAAGCGGCTGTAGCTACAACAAAGGAGATCGACGTACTGCCCACTGCTGTAACGATCTGGTTAGCGTTGATATCGCTATTAGGGATGCCACCCACCGTGCCAGTCACACCCCGCACAGTCACAAAGGACCCCACAACGCAGTTGGGGTCAGTAGCAGAGCCTAGGTTCAGGGTCACCGTGGTCGAGCCCGCAAAGGTCTGAACACAGTTGTTGGTGATCGTGGAGCTTAGGGTAGGGTTTACAGCTCGCAGCGGGGTGACGTCGTAGAACTGCCCACCCGCGTTGATGTAGAGCTTGTTGTTGGTCCCTAGGGCTATGAAGTTATCCGCATAGGTCGTCACCCAGTTCCAGAACTGGCGACACACGCCATAGAACGACGAGTAAGCAGCCTTAGCCCATCCACCGATCTTCTGGGGGTACCCAGAGCGAAACCGAATATTGTTGCCGTCCCACCAACTACCCTCGTTGGAGTAGTTGGTCTGGTCACGGTTCATACCCGGTTTGAACTGCAGCTTAATGAAAGCCATACCAGCGGTACCTTACGGAGCAGTGGGTGCCGGATCACCAGCAAGGATTTGCGCAGCGCGTTCTGGCGTGATGACGCCCTCTGTGGCTAGCATGTTAACCCCATTGATAACAGTCTGATCCGTCAGCTGCAAGGTGACCACCGCGTTGATCATATAGTTGTAGTAGGCCACCGACTCGTTAGTTAGCGCCGCGTTCTGGACCGCGATGACCTCTTGTGGGGTGAAGAGAAACAGGAACTGCAGGCGGGTGTAGGTGGGCGCTGAGGGCGGGGGAGGCGGTGGTGGCGGCGGGGGAACCGGAACAGGCGGGCGCTCTGCAAGGATGACCCACTGGATACCCTGCCACTGAGCGACCTGTGTGCCCGTGGTGGCTGGCGGCGCGATGGGCGCAGCGTTGGTCGGCATTGGCCCATAGGGGTCAACCGAGATGGGCTGAGTGTAAATCCACTGGTCGTCAAAGGCGTAGTAGGTGAGGTTGGCCATGTTAGGTCGCCTTCATGTAGGGGATTACGCCCCGCATTGCGGGGGGCATTGGAAGCGTAAAGGACGAGGCTGAGGCGGAGATGGAGACCAGCGTTGCCGTGGTTGATGACGCAAGAGAGCCCGTGCTGTCTTGATAGATGAACTTACCGTTTCCGCCCCCGACGATACCTCGAGTAATAGCTGCCGTGGCTGTCTGGAGCGTCCATGTTATACCATCCGTGCTGGTGGCAATGGCGCTTGTGGTTGAGGTAAAGGAACCATTCTGCCCAACAGCCACAAAATAGCCGTTAGCAAATGCTACTGAAACCCACTGCAGCGAGGCGGGCATAGTCCTAGCAGTCCACGTCACCCCATCAGGCGATGTCGCAGCAGAGGTTGTGTTATAAGGGCTAGTTTGAGCCCCCCCAACCGCAACAAAAACGCCGTTTCCAAAAGCAACAGAATTCCAAGTTAAGGCCGTTGGAAGGCCCTGTTGGCTCCAGCTAGTAGGGCCGTTACCCACCCATACTATTTGACCGTAAGATGAGCTAGTACTTTGATTTACAGCTACATACTTTCCATTACCAAAAGCCATAGTCGGGGCTGTAAAGTATCCAGCAGGGGTAACACCACTAGCATTAAACTGAACAGGGGTTGACCAATCAACCCCGTCTGGAGAATAAGAATAATAAAATATATATGCTTGAGTGGAAACATCGGCGTTGTATCCATAGCCTATGGCAACAAATACACCATTTCCAAACCCTATACTACGCCAGCCAATTTGTAATGTAGCGGTGTACGCGGGACTAGCACCAGATTGGGTATAAGTTAAGTTTGGGAGTGATCCCTGAACCCAAGTCACGCCATTATCATAGGACACAGCGGTGCCGCCGATAGAATTTGCCCACCCGTACGTTGATCCTGAAAAATTAATGCCCGGAATTGCTGGACCAGCCCTAGCGGCAACGAACTTGCCGTTTCCATAGGTCATGGACATCCAGCTTTGATCGCCATTTGTAGCGTTGTTCATGCCATAATACGTAGGGATAAAGTAGTTGGTGTTTATACCGCTGGACGTCCAAGTCGTGCAATCTGGCGACGTAATGATGTCACCTGTGGTGTTCCACCCCATGTAGGTGTTGTTGCCGAACAAGAAGTTAAAGGCCACTGAGGCTTTAGGGATCGTCTTAGCCGCAGCAGAATAGGCCACCGTCGTCGGCGCAAAGATCGCGCCAAGCGTGGGGTAGCTTGAGGTCAGGTAGGATGCTGTGTCGTTAGTTAGTGGCAAATAGGCAGGTGCAGTCAGCGGATAGGCCGAATAGGTCCAATCCCCGACGTTCAACCCGCCAGTACCAAAATTCACAAGGTTTGCTGCATTAGCCAACGCGAATTCTCCATGTTCCTGAGATATATTCGAACGCCACGCAGACGCCCTTGGTCGAGAAGATCACGTCTTCTGCCAGTGTGTGAATGGTAGAGCCGTTACGGGCAACGGTTAGGTTGTTAGTTGCAAAGCCATTGACGGTCTCCGTCGTGCCGCTATCGAAGATCACGATAGGCAAATCTCCAGCGACCGGAGAGGCTGGAAGCGTGACCGTGAAGGCCGCTGTGGTGATCGTGTTACAGGCCAAAATATCGCCAGCGACCGCTGTGTAGGCCGCTGTCTTGGTTAGGGCTGCGCTTGTACCTACAGCAGCGCGAACCGTAGCAGGTGTGGTGGACGTGAAGCCTGTACCGTTCGACAGCACAAAGTTCCCCGAGGTGCCGGGGGTTGTAAGACCCGTGCCGCCGTTAGCGACTGCTAGGGTACCTGCGAGCGTTATAGTGCCAGCAGTGGCTGTGCTAGGTGTAAGGCCTGTGGTGCCGCCGCTGAAGGTCGTGACGCCGCCTGCTGGAGCAGCCGCTGAGTACCATGTCGTACCGTTGGACGTAAGGATATTGCCGTTAGTGCCGGGGGCAACGAAGGTTGGCGAAGAGGTACCGTTGCCAAGCATCACGTTGTTGGCGGTTAGCGTAGCAAGCCCTGTGCCGCCATTGGCGACATTAAGGGTACCACTTAGTGTGATGATCCCTACGGAGGCTGTGTTAGGCGTAAGTCCCGTCGTGCCACCACTAAAACTCAAGACCGAGCCCGCACCCGGTGCAGGAGCCATGACGAAGCTGGTACCGTTAGAGGTAATGACGTAGCCGTTAGCGCCAACGGCGGTTAACCCTGTACCGCCCTGTGCAGGGCTCAGAGCCGTGGTAAGACCCGAGAGCTGTGTGATGTCGCTGTTAGCGCCCGAGGCCGCTGCAGCCAGTGTTGTGCGCCCTGCTGCAGCATTAGCAGCAGTGAAGAGCGCTGTACCTACAGCCGTGCCACCTAGGTTCGTGAGGGCTGCGGCACCCGTTGTAGCCCCTGTACCGCCCTGCGCCACACTGAGCGCCGTGGTGAGGCCCGAGAGCTGCGTGATGTCACTGTTAGAGCCTGAGGCAGCGGCGCTGAGGTTCGTTCTGGCACCTGCAGCGGAGGTTGCGGCTGTACCGCCCTGCGCCACACTCAAGGCGGTCGTGAGGCCCGAGAGTGAGGTAATGTCGCTGTTAGCGCCTAGCATAGCTGCGCTTAAGGATGCTCTAGCACCAGCAGGAGTTGTTGCACCTGTGCCACCCGAGGTGACAGCTAGTGCGGTTCCAAGGCTTAGACCAACAAGGTAGTTAATGGTGCTGACAACATCCGTGCCGTTGTTATAGACCCATAGGGTAGTGCTAGCAGGGACAGCGATACCCACGCCCGTGACGTTCTTAACTGTAATGGCGTCGGCGCAAGCATTGTTAACAATGTAAACTTTTTGAATGGTGGGAACTATCAGGTTTCTAGCCACGCCACCTGTGGTGCCAATCAGGTTTAGTCGTGCGCGTCGAGCAGACTGAGAGGCATTCGTATCGGTCAGGGTCAAAGTTACATCGGCACTGGCAAACGTAACGTCAGCGGTCTTAGTGATGGCTTCTTCAAGC